CAAATTTGCAGAGGCATCTTCAAAGGAAGCAGGAGCTATTCAACTGGCAGAGGCTCGCACCCGAACCTATCCGCTTTCCCTAACAGTTCAGACTTCCACGCCCACCACGGAGTTTGGCTACATCTGGCAGTCATTCTTACGAGGAGATCAGAGATACTTCCATGTTCCCTGCCCCTTCTGTGCGGAAACCCAAGTTCTTACTTGGCCGAATGTGAAGTGGGATGCCACAGCAAAGGGAGAAAATGGCGAGTGGGACAATGAGAGAGTTCGGGCTAGTGCGTATTACGAATGTCCTAGTTGCAAGGGAAAGATCACAGACGGACACAAAACCAAGATGCTACGGCTCGGAAAGTGGAAGCCTGCCAATCCAAACCCAGAACCGAACATCAAATCCTATCACTTGTCTGGTTTGTATAGCCCTTGGGAGACATTCGGAAAGCTGGCTGTAAAGTTTATTAATGACAAGAAAAGCATTATGGGGCTACAAGACTTTGTTAATTCAGTTCTCGGACAGCCTTGGGTGGAGCAGAATGACGAAGAGCCTGTGCGGGTATCTGGCTCTGGGTACAGGATGGGGGAACAATGGAAAGACTCTCAGCGAAGAATCATCTCTGCCGATATTCAAGAGGCTGGCGGGTTCCATATGTGGGTCACAATTCGTGCGTGGAAGCTGGATGGTTCGTCCCGCTTGGAGTGGTGTGGGAGGCTAGAGACTTGGGATTCCCTGCGAGCAACACAACTGGATTGGAAAGTGGATGATAAAATGGTGTTTGTGGATTCGGCAGATCAGACGAGGGATGTTTATTATCAGGCTTGTCGCTACGGCTGGACTTGTTTACTCGGTAGCGATGCTCCGCTTTTTGCCCATACTAGCGGTAAGATGCGAGTAAACCGACCATATTCCTCGATGCAGTGGGGCGATCCTTTGTCTGGAACAAATCGCAACGCACAATCAGAAGGTCTTGCGAGGCCAAGGTGTCCTGTTATCCGCTGGTCAAACCCAACCATTAAAGATATGGTGCAGATGCTTCGTACTGGCAAAATGGGCAAGTGGGAAATCCCAGACGATGCACCCGACGATTGGCACAACCATATGAACGCAGAGGTAAAAAGACCCAAGTACAATCCTCTTACTGGCCGAACAAGACTCATCTGGCATCGGGTTAAGAAGGACAATCACTTGAGAGATTGCGAGTGTATGAACCTTGTGGGTGCGATGTTATCTGGATGTATGCCAGTTCCGCAGGATGGGCTGGCTGAAGAGAAGGTTGAACAGATGGATAAGATAGAACTGGAGAAAGTATGAGGCTTTTCTTATCTTGGATTCTTTACCACATAGGGGATAAATATAGCCTCTTTATGGTGAAAACAGGCATAGGCTATGGGTTCTACAACAAGGTTATGCTTTTGTCTTGTGATCTTGATAAAAAAGGGCAAATTTGGAAAGAACCCAATGAATAAGTTGACAGGGATATAAATAGCATGGCCGTACAAGGGGTTTATTATGGATTGGATCTGGCAACTGTTACACAGATTCGCACGGATACGCTGACTGCAATCGAAGCTATCCTCAAAACTGGTGCTTCATATAGTATTGGTGGTCGGCAACTTACGAGAGCAAATCTGCAAGAACTTCAGAATACCGTGATGGAATGCACAGCTGCGATCAATCGTTTGGGTGGTCCGAGGACTAGAATCAACCGCACATTCCCCGACTATTCGAACGGAAATCGTATCTAAAAAGGTGATATAAATAGCGTTTAATATGAAATATATCGACAAATTGATCTCAAAGGTCGAGGAACGCAAGACCGAGCTAGATGCGGTGCCAAGCAACAATGGGGATGTGATAGTATCACGGCTTTTAAATGTGCAGAACCAATTTCGAATCTATCATTGGCAGACTAAAAGCTACGCTCATCACAAGTCATTCGGGAAAATCTACGAGATACTGGACGAGGCTATTGATAAACTTCTCGAAACTTACTTCGGAAAGTATGGACGAGCCTACGCCACGGAAAACTTCAACATAACCCTAAACAATCTTGTGGATGGTAGCGGTGTTACACTAGCCAACCAAACCATTGATTTTCTTATGGGCGAATTTCCCAAAAGCATTAAGCCAACAGACACCGATCTGTTAAATATCAGAGATGAGATTGTCGGTGACTTGAATAGGCTCAAATATCTGCTGACATTGGGATAAGGAGACACTATGAATATTCTAAACCTACTCGACAAAGCCATTGAAATGCTCGATTCTTCAAGCAAAGCCGTCAGTCTTTTCAAGCAACTGATGGATTTATCTCATAAAATCACAAGGGCAGAGCATCCATCCAGCGAGGAAGATGTGAAGGAATATTATCGGGTTCACGATGAACTAGTCAAAGAGCCGAAGGAAGCCATCGCTCGGGCTTACCAAGTGAATACCAAAATCCCTCCGACCACAGACACAAACATCGTTGCTCACTACTATGACGATGCGATGCAGTATATTCAGAAGCTTGGATACAATATTGACCTTCTCCGCAAGAAAGCCACGAAGGAAGAAATGGGCAAAGACGAGGGAAGATGCTGGGAGGGGTACGAGCCTGTGGCTGGTATGAAGCCTTACGAAAGCGGAAGTTGCAAGAAAAAAATGGAAGAAATTCAAGAGGTTATCGGAATGCTTGATAAGGCTATTAACTTTTACGACCCAACCCAAGCTAGGGATGAGTCTGGAAGGTGGGCGGGTGGTGCGGGGGAATACGGATCGAATAAAAGCGGAACATCATTTGTAACAGATGCCCAAGAACAAATCCTTACCAACAAAACAGATGTTATAAAAGTTATTCAAGATCACCATGAAAGAGCATTAAAGAATGTTACTGGAGAAGATGATGAGCCTGCAATATCCGATGCTCTGGATAGGGTTGAATCCGTAATGGAAGCTATTGATCAAGCAAGGCAAGATCAGCCTCACAAGTTTTATGAGCTTCTTGGCAGAGCTTCAGATAAAGTTCAATCCATTTCACGGCAAATATCTAAAAGTAGCTCTAAAGCAGTAAGCCAAAACGCTGGCTACTTTGAGAACCTAGCAGATGCAATCAATGAAATTGCGGAAGTTTGGAGCGAAAAAACATCGGATACTTGGTATAGAAAATAATTTATGGCACAGCTAAACTTCCTCGAAAAAGCCATCAGCACTCTAAATCCCAAGTTTGGGCTAAAGAGACTCGCCGACAAGTGTAAGCTTACGGAGTTTACTCGCTTCGCTGGTGCTTATCCCAGCCGTGACAGACTTCCATCTCGGCCATTGTCTGGTGGTGAAAGCTATTACTCCACATACGAGAGGCTTCAGCTGATTCGTGCGGGTCGTGAGCTTGAAGATAACAATCCGATTATTCGGTCTATTCTTCTCAAATTTTCGCAGTATGCACTTGGCAACTTCCGCTATATGTCTAGAACTGGCGATAGGGTTGTAGATCAGGCATATGAAGATTACTGGTCTAGCTGGTGCAAGCGTTGTGACTACTTCGGACGGCAGAACTTTGAATCCCTTTCGCACCTTGCACTTCGCTCTGTTCTTCGTGACGGAGATGTTGGCTTTGTTATTACAAGGGAAAGCTCAATCGGAGATGAAGTAGATCCCAATTCAGACCTACGACTACAAGCAGTAGAAGCTGATCGTATCGGTGGAATGTTTGATAATCCCACATCTTCGCAGTCCTATATCGGTGGCGTGAACTTTGACGAACATGGACGCACAAAGTCATATAAAGTTTACCGCAGGACGCAGGGCAACTTCTATACGGACGAGCAGGAAGTACCCGCATCCTCTTTCCTATTCATCTATGACCCGCTTCGCTTGGATGAGGTGCGTGGTCGTAGCCATCTTGCCTCTGTCATCAACTACTGCAAAGACCTTGCCGAAACGATGGAAGCTGAGAATCTGGCAGTCAAAAACGCTGCTTTCCGCATTATGACAATCTCAAATGCCACAGGATCAGCAGACGATCCCGCATCCTATTTCAACCAAGCACAGACAGACTCCTACGGCAACACGATGAACATTGAGAATATGCAGAGGGGTCAGATCAATTATATCCCTACTGGCTCGGAGATGAAGATGTTTGAGAGCAATCGTCCATCTTCTGCCTTCCAAGGCTATGTGGATTTGATTGTTCATATGATTGCTCTTGCATTTAACTTGCCTTTCGGATTCTGCTACGACCTTTCCAAGCTAGGTGGTCCGACTGTTCGCCTAGAGATGGCACTTGCCTCTCGCACCTTCAAGCGGTGGCAGGGAATCTTTGAGGCTCGCTTTTTTGACAAAATCAAGAACCTTGTTATCGCAGACGGAATTTCGAGAGGGAAAATCCCACCCAATGCTAACTTTACTACTGGAAAATGGATTTATCCGTCTGACAGCACGATTGATGTAGGTCGTGATTCGCAGGCAAACATCTCGGAGTTCAAAGCTGGACTTCGTACTGCGTCTGAAATCTACGGAGCAAAAGGAGAAGATTATGAAGAAGCCATGCGTCAAAGAGCCTACGAAGTCAAATATGCCAACGATCTTTCAAAAGAGTTTGGAGTTTCTACGGAAAATATTTCAGATGCGTTCAAAACCCAAGCACCGATGCCCGAACTGGCGAAGACGCAACTGCCAGATATGCCAGCACAAGAAGGGATGCCACAAGGCGTAGTCACCGATATTCCCTCCTTGAATGGGGCACAGGTATCCTCGCTGATCAATGTAATGAACGCTGTCTCGGTTGGTGCGATCTCGAAAGATGGTGCGGTTGCCATTATCACCTCTGCCTTCCCAACGATTAGCGTTGAACAAGCTTCACAGATTGTCTCTGGGGTGAGCGTTGGAACGACAATTCCCACAGCTAAAATTGACCCAACGGCATCAGAAGTGGCGGGGGAACAGGATGTGCCAGCGAGAGCGAGAAGGACAAACCTCACACCTTACTTTACTACAAGCGATGCAGAAATGATTTTGGATGCGATTGAAATGCAGAAGCTCGCAGACATTGATCTGACCCCATCAGAAGGAATGATTGATGCTGCGAAATCAGCCCTGCGTGTTCGTGCGGAGAAGCCAGCTAGCGACAGGGGAATGACACAAGTTGGTCTTGCAAGGGCTAGGGATATTATCGGAAAGAAGAAGCTCTCTCCCCGCACTTGGCGCAGGATGTTAGCTTTCTTCTCACGGCACGAAGTGGATAAGAAGGGCTCAAGCTGGGACGAGCAGGGCAAGGGCTGGCAGGCGTGGCACGGATGGGGTGGGGATGCAGGGTTCTCCAGAGCCAGAAAGATAGTGGAGCAACTTAACAAAGTTCGTGACGGAGAATAGCTCCGTGACCCAGTTTTCTTACAACTCAAAAAAGATTGAGTTTTACGATGATAGCCAAGCTAGGGACAGCTCTGGCAAGTGGACTGGTAGCGGAGGAGAGGGCAAGGAAAGTCTAAGCGGAACAACAACTGTTTACCACGGAACAACTGCCGATGTTCTTGGTAAAATTAGAGAAGCAGGGCTGAAGCCATCCAGAGATGGAGTTCACGGCAAAGGCGTTTACGCAACAGATAATCAAAGACTAGCACTAGAATATGGATGCCTAAAAGCACCGCAGGCAACTAAAATAGGCGGGAAGGTTCTTCTTGGAATTGTTGAGGTCGTAGCATCTGGATTCAAAAGTGTGTATGAGGAAAAAAGAGACAAAGACCCATATAAAGTATTCCTATCTGAAAAAGAAGTATTGCCATCTGCAATTAAAAAGATGATGATATTTGACGCAAAGCCTGTGAGAAAATGGATTTTTGAAGGAGGCGAAAAGCCAAAGCCTATCGCAGTTAAAAATCTCGAAGAAGGAACTATCTTTGTTCCAATTCTTATTGACGAATCCGAACTAACAAATCTCGAAGAGGGGGAATGTCCAGTTGAGACGCAGGACATTAAAGCGAACCTAGCGAACAGGCAGGAAGCTATTGATATAGCACACTATGGTCCAGCCAATCCCAAAGAGCCGAATGAGGACTACTGGAAAACGAAGGCAAACATTTTCAAGGGGTCTGTGGAAGAAGCCAAGACGATGCGATGCGGGAATTGTGCTGGCTTCAATCAAACAAGCAAACTTATTGATTGTATTACAAAAGGCATAGGAATGGATGCCAAGGAAGTCGAGCAGGCTGGCGACCTTGGATTTTGTGAGATATTCGACTTTAAGTGTGCCTCGCTTCGGACTTGCGATGCTTGGATTGTGGGTGGTCCGATTACGGATAAGACAAATCTCGAACAGCTAAAAGCCGACCTATTATCACTAAAGGAACAAGGAGCAACGCTTCTTTACGACCCAAGCCAAGAGCGTGACGAATCTGGGAAGTGGGCTGGAAGCGGAGCATCAGCCGAAGGAAAGTTTATCGAAAGAATAAAATCCCAAAATCCCAAGGCAGATGTGGCAAGCGAGGCAGTAAAAAATGGGGTGAATACAATCATCAAGGGAGTCCGTGGAGCGAAAATTGCAGGGAAGTATGGAGCTACAAAAACGGCAGAGATTAAAAAGTGGCTCGGAAGTAGCGAGGGGAAGGAGTTTCTAAACACAGCAGGCGATGCCCTTCGTGTTATCGGAGCAGGAGCAATCGGGGCGATTCGGGGCATAAACAATGACAGATATAAAATCCTTATTGGTGGGCTAGTAAATCCAGCAGTTGTTCCTTATCTTGCAGGAGCTTCTGCAACGAGGGGAATGTTCGACCAAGTGGCAAAGGAATATCGTGGCAAGGGAGTCGGAAGGGCAATATCTAACAAGATTAGGGAAAAGATCGGAGTAAAGCCGATGCAAGCTTTTGTTCAGACGATCAAGCTTCAAGTTAATCAACCGCCCATAGACGATGTCGTATCCTATCTGGCAGATGTTCTCCGTGTCTCGATTGAGGAAGCCATTGAGGGCAAGGAGAGATTTGAGATCATTTCATTCTATGACCCCTCGCAAGATAGGGATTCAAGCGGAAAGTGGACAGGCGGTGGAGGTACTGCTGTGGCTAATGAGCCAGAACAAGGAATGCCGATCTACGATGAGGACGAGAATATGCCAATTTCCCCAATGGGAATTTCTGAGGAAGAATTAACGCAGGCCAAAGCTATCGAAAAAGAACTAAATCCAACAGAGCAAGGGTACGCACTAGAATTTATGCAAGTTATTGGTCCACCTAAAAGAGAGCATACACTCGGAGAACACGACGAGGAATACAAGCAGGATGTAGTAGGATGGTCAAAATCATTTGCTGAAAACAATGTGGACAAAGAAGAAGCAGTTGAAATCGCAAAAAGCCTTCACAAATATGCTGGAGACGGACACAGAGAGGTAAATAAATCCTTGCGTGATATGGGAGACTTGAGTAGAAAATCAGATTCTCCAGACCTAGAGGCTCTTCAAATGGCTGCTTTAATGGAAACCGCACTAGTTTTAGCTCCTAAAATTAAACAGAGTGAAATATGGAGAGGAATTAAAACAAATATAGACAGGCCATTAAGCGAAAGCAAAGCACACAAGCTCGCCAAAACTGCAAAGGTAGGTGAAAATATAAGTGACTTTGGATTCTCTTCTTTTTCTCTGGACAAAACAATCGCAGAAGAATTTTCCAACTGGGATGAAAAAACAATGCAGGGAAGAACAGAGGGAAGAAAATACTACGGCTCTAAGGTCTTAATTAAAGTCAAAAATGCTGATGGAGTCGGAGTAAAGATGCCATCTTTTTCGTCCTCATTTCTAAAGGAAAAAGAAGTATTGCTTCGTCCAGAAACACCGCTAAGAATTACATCTGTTACCAGAAAGGAACTTCCTGTCGCATCAGTTCTTAAAGGAGAAGATAAATTTGTTTATCACACGCTAATCGAGGCAGAGATCGTAAAATGAGCAATCAAATCGAACAACGAATGGACGATGACGAATATAAGACCCTAACCGAGCAGGAGGTGGCAGAAATGAAGAAAAAGCCATCGGTACTAGAAAGAATTAAGGCAAAGATAGCTAAAGAAAAAAGCTTTTCCTATAACGGCAAGCCTATTAAGCTGTAAGGATGTGTTCTGTAGTAGGTGCGTTGTGCGTTAATCCTAGCTTTACAGACTTTCAACTTTTAAGAAACATATTTAATCAGTCCCAAATAAGGGGGCTACACGCTACTGGAATCTCCTATGCAAGAGACGGAAAAGTATTCACGGAGAAAACTCCAGAAAAAGCAGACAACTTTCAGCTAAACTTTCCTAGTTACCTCGACAAAAACAAAAACCTAGCACTTATCGGGCATTGTAGGTATTCGACAAGCGACTTAAACTTTAACCAGCCCATATCCACGGACGCACTATCCGTGGCACACAACGGAGTTATCACCCAAGAGCCTGCGGAAAGCTGGAAGCAATTATATGGCTACGATTGCGAAACAAGAAACGACACAGAGCTTCTTCTAAAATCTATTCTCGATGGGAAAAACCCTCTCAAAAAGTGGGAAAATGCCTCGATAGCCTGCTGTGAGCTATACCCAGAGGGGCATATAAGGTTCTACCGCAACGGAAAAAGGCCACTTTACTTTTGTCGCTTGGAAAATAACATCTTTGTATCCTCAACTGCAGACATTCTCAAGAGGGCTGGCATCTCGGAGGAGATCGAAAGAGCCAAACCAAATGTCTATTACAAGGCAGACAAAAGCCTCTGCATAACCGAGGAAGATTCTGGTGCAATATCAACTGACCTACAAATAAACTATGAAGCTGTTAAGTGAGAATTCAGTAGTTTCCACGCTAAATTCATCGCCATCTGGTGATAATACCAAGTTCCTGTCTAACTCACACAGCCTTTGGAAGAGATTCGAGAACTACAAAAAGAATCCCCCGCTTGGTCTTGAGGTCGATGGTAAGATAGTTTCTGTCATTTTCTGCACATACAACCGAGACGAGTATGTGAATCTATACGAGATAGTGACTACGCAGGGCAACGAGGGGAAAGGGTATGCGTCTTTGCTGTGGCGGGAGTTCATAAGGTATTCGTGCTTGGAGAAAAAATGCAAAAGGTTAAAGCTGTCTTGCACTCCGTCATCGCTGACTTGGCACATTAGAAACGGACTTGTGTTCTGGGGTGTTGATCCAACTGGCTCTCTGAGGTCGGATCAAAGAATATTCCAGACAGTTCAAGAGCAGAAGGACTATCGAGATGCTTGCGTAAAGCATCCGATCATCGGAATTCCCAGCCCGAAGGTGTGCAAAAAACTTGCATTAGAAACCATAGAGGGACACAAGTTCAGTCAGAAGAAGCTAGAGGAAGTAAACACCGCAATCGCCAAGGCTGGAAGCTTCTGGCTACGCAACGCACTTTTCCAGAAATGAACCTATACGAGAAAGCGAATAGGCGAGAGGGATTCATAAGATGGTACGCTTGGTCTTTGCGGTTCTTGGATTGCGACCCTGCCGTTTGGATGACGAACTACATCAACAAAAGATACGAACACAATGACGAGCAGAGGCTTTGGCTGTGCTGGCTGTACGGAAACACATACAACCTACCCACGGCTTGGGTTCTGATGAATGAATTTCCAGACTTCGAGCTTGCCACGGAGTCCAGAATAGAGGAGTGGAATCAAAAGAACTACAAGAGACTGAGATACCAAACAGACACCAAGTGGAACAAGGGGCACTTGCCGTCTATGTTCGCTTCGTATAAAAAGTTCATAGGTGCAAAGACGCAGAGAGAGAGAATAACTAGCTTTCTAGGATCAAACGAATCCGAATCCTTTACTAGCCTCTGGAATGGGGTGAAGAATAGCCTGCATAAGTTCGGCAGATACTCGACTTGGTTTTACCTACAGCACCTAAAGCAGACGGCTAGTTTGGATATTTACCCCACAGGACTGATGCTAAACGACTACGATGGCTCAAAATCGCACAGAAATGGCCTTATTCTTGCGTTGGGACAGGACGATAGGTGCAATTCAAGGCTAACGCCAATGGAATACAACTCGCTGGAATCAGAAAGCAATCAGATTCTACTCGAAACAAGGCAGAGATTTCCAGATGTAGCCAAGCATGCAGACCCTTTTTCGATGGAAACTTGCCTCTGCTCATACAAAAAGTTGTTCAGAAACCATCACGGAAGGTATCTAGGATACTATCTCGACAGGCAGGCAGAAGAAATCAGCAAGGCAGACGGCGATGGATGGTCTGGAATCGAGTGGAAAGTTCTATGGCAGGCGAGGAATGAAACCTTGGACAAGAGGCTAGTCTCCAAAAAAGGTATCGACAAGAGGGGCTACTCATTTATATCCAAGGATAACTCTGGTCAAATCAATCGGCTGGATTGGCTAAACGAAAGATGAGAACAATAACGGCAATAGGTGGCTCTCCCGCTACTGGCAAAACCACGCTTATGCGGAAGTTTATCGAGATTCACGGCGAGTGGCAGACGCTAGAGCCAGCACCGCCAGCATCTAAAAACAGACTGATTAAATCCATCCCTTGTATGTATAGCCAAATGCTCGACCTTTTTATTTTGGGAAAGTACCAGACGAACGAATTGTTCTCTGGAACGGACAAGTTAAGTATGGCAGTCCAGCCAACTGCACAGGACTTTGTACACTATGTGAAGAGGAATATATTGTTTGAGGGGGATAGGCTTTTCACGCCGTCTTTCTTGAAGTTCCTATCCGTTCTTCCAGACACGAAGTTAAGAATCTTAATTTTAACTGCACCAAAAGAAATGCTAGAAAAAAGATACAAAGCCAGAGGCTCAAATCAATCCGAAACTTTCTTGAAGGGAAGAGATACAAAGTATAAAAACATAGCGGAAGATAGAGAACTAATTCCATTCGTTACTCGGATGAGCAATACCACGCTGGAAGAGCAGTCAAAAATCGTAAATTTCCTCTGCCTTAAATAAATATTTTAAGGTTATTTTTACCCTCCTCTGTAAAACACAGCTATTGTGTGTCTTGCTCTCGAAAATAATTGAAAATAAATCTTGCCAAGCGGGTTTGGAAAGGGCATACTCACTCCCATGATAAACAACCAAACGACCTTCGGAATCGAGATCGAAACTCAAATTCCCACCAACATCGCCATTCGTATTGGCTACCACGGCAACGGACTCCCTGTTACCGAGGTTACTCTCTCCAACGGCCAAGTTGTTCAAGCTCCCCGCTTCGCTGGTGAAACTTGGAAAGCGGATGAAGACCCTTCGATTCGCACGGCTGACGGATTCAAAAAATGCGAGTTTGTCTCCCCTGTCCTCAAGGGCGATCAAGGACTCCAGCATATCCTCGAATTCCTCACTTTCCTCAAGGCAATCGGAGCAAAGCGTCCGATTCGGATGGGCGGTTCGACTCAAGGTGGAATCCATGTGACGATTCACGCTGGAACTTCGTGCGGTTCGTCCTCCCCTGCCCAAATCTTGAACTGGTGCGAGAAGGTAGCTCGGCTCG